AATCCGAACCCGGCTGGCACTGCTTGTTGGCCACAACGATCTGAACTGGAGATTACAAATGGCTACTATGGACATCTTCAACAGCGACGCCTTCAGCATGGTTTCGCTGACCGAAGCCCTGAACGAGCAGGAGTTCCAGCCGAGCTTCCTGCGCAACCGGGGCATCTTTACTCCGCGTCGAGTTCGCACTGAGACCGTCGCAATCGAAAGCAAATCCGGCGTACTGTCTCTTATCGGAACCAGCCCTCGTGGTGCGGCTCCCGAGTCCAGCTCGACCGGCAAGCGCTCAGTTAAAGACTTCCGCACTGTTCGCATTGCGAAAAGCGACCGTATCACTGCCAGCGAGTTGGCCAACATCCGGGCTTTCGGTTCCGAGACAGAGCTTGCCCAGGTGCAAACAGAGGTGGCGGATCGCCTGAACGGACCAGCCGGCCTGATGCGCGACATCGAGCTAACCTGGGAAAACATGATGCTGGGCGCGATCCAGGGCATTGTGGTTGATGCAGATGGGTCTGTAATCGAGAACTACTTCGATGCATTCGGCGTCACCCAGGATGCCGTGATCGACTTCGATCTCGACAATGCCGATCCAGCTTCCGGCGCCGTGCGCAAAAAGTGCAACCAGGTCATCCGTCAGATGATGAAGGCTGCTCAAGGTGCATGGGTGCCTGGCCGCACCACTGTTGAAGCTGTTGTTGGTGATGCCTTCTGGGACGACCTGACTGCTCACCCAGAGGTGCGCCAGACCTACCTGAACACCCAGCAGGCTCAGGATCTGCGTAACGATGTGGGCATGGCCTACGAGCAGTTCACCTATGGTGGAATCCGCTGGGTGAACTACCGTGGCACCGACGACGGCTCCAAGGTGGCAGTGAACACCGACGAGGCAAAGTTCTACCCGGTTGATGCGCCTGGCGCTTTCCTGATGGCCTATAGCCCGGGAGAGTTCTTCGACACCATCAACCTGCCCGGTCAGGACGTTTACAGCCTGGTCATCCCGGACCAGAAGCGAAACGCTTTTGTGGACGTTGAGGTTTACAGCTATCCGCTGCCGATCGCTACCCGACCCAAGATGCTCCAGCGCGCCAAGCGCACCTAAACCCTGCACGGGGCTCTTCGGAGCCCCAACTACTCAAGGGGATAAGGTATGAGCTTTACCAGCAGTGATCTGGATGCCATCAATCGCGCCATAGCCAGAGGTGAACGGCGCGTTACTTTTTCTGACCGCACGGTTGAATATCGGGACGTTGATGAACTGCTGAGGGCCCGCAACGCCATCCGAACAGAGCTTGCCCAAAGCCAACCCCAAAGCCGCCGGCGGATCCGGCCGATGCGAGGTACTGGATTTTGAAACAGCGTGATCCTTTCGGTCGAACCGGTCCGGTAGTGGCCTACTGGCAGGCGGGCAAGCCGGGCAACAAAGCATTCCGGGACAAAGGCGATCCTGGCCCCAACATTGCAAATCTGGCCAACCTCAGAACCGCCCGGATGCGGGCCCGCGACGCAGTCCGAAATATCCCTCTGGCATCCCGAGCCGTGGATCTGGATGTGACGAACATCGTGGGCACCGGCATCGTTCCACGCTTTGATGACAGGAGCTTAGCGTCTCTTTGGCAACAGTTTGAGGACGAGTGCGATGCGTCCGGCATCTACGACATCTATGGCCTGCAGGAAGCCGGCGTCCGCGCCTGGCGTGAAACCGGTGAATGCTTCATCCGCATTCGGTACCGGCGCCCTACCGATGGTCTGGCCGTTCCAGTCCAACTGGAGCTTCTGGAAGCCGACATGGTGCCCCTGCAGAATTTTCCGGTACTGAGCAACGGCAACAGAATCATCCAGGGTATTGAGTTCAATGGCATTGGCCAGCGGGTTGCCTACTGGATGCACAAGCAGCATCCCGGCGAAAACTACGGGTTGACCATTAGCCAGAACGATCTCGTGCGGGTGCCCGCTGACCGGGTCATTCATATATTTGAGCCGTTGCGCCCAGGGCAGGTTCGCGGCTTTCCTCCGCTGGCGACGGTCCTGCAGCGATTACAGCAGAAGAACGACTACGACGAAGCTACGTTGGAGCGTCAGAAGCTGGCGAGCAGCTTCACTGCAATTTTTACGCGCCCAGAACCAGGAGAGGATGGCTCAGATCCTATCACCGGAGAACCAATCGAAAGTCGGGAAATGTCAGACATTGCGCCCGGAAGTGCCTACACCCTTTTGCCGGGTGAAGGCGTAGAGTTCCCGAACCTGCCGTCATTGGGCGGTGAGTACGAAGGCTTTTCGAGGGTAAACGGACGAGATATTGCCGCTGGCTTTGGCCTTCCATACGAATTGCTGACTGGCGACTTCCAAGGCTTGAGCGATCGCACTGCGCGGGTTCTTATAAACGAATACCGACGCCGGGTTGAGCAGCACCAATGGCATCGGGTGATTCGTCAGATGATGCGCCCGATTAAATCTGCATGGGTGGCCTCGGCTCGGCTGATTGGTGCTGTAGGTGACAGCACGCCGGACACACTCCGCTGGGTTCCGCCGGCATGGCCATACTTCCACCCTGTACAAGATGTGCAGGCGTTAAAACTGGAAGTTCAAGCGGGCTTCCGATCACAGTCTGATGTCATTCATAGCCGCGGCAACGACCCTGATCAGGTTCGAAAAGAGCGCGCTGCCGAGCAAGCTGATGACCGGAAGGCTGGGATTCACTCTGCAACAACCACCCCTGATCCAGAAGCCGGGCGCTAATAGCTTCCGGCTCAGACCTATCTCCCACCCCAAGACAGGCGACCAAAACGCCGGTTCGCAATAATGGCCCAAAGATACGATGGAGGCTGTCTGTGGACCGGCAACTACTCAGATCACAACTCGAACGGCACGAAGGCCTGCGTCTGAAACCCTACCGGGACACCGTAGGTAAGTTGACTGTCGGGTACGGCCGCAACCTTGACGATATTGGCGTCAGTCGTGATGAGGCAGATTTCATGCTCGATAACGACATCGACATGATTGAAGGTCAACTGAAGACGGTTGATGAATACCAGGCGCTGGATCCGATTCGTCAGACCGTTCTGGTCAACATGGGCTTCAACCTGGGGTTCTATGGCCTGATGAAGTTCAAAAAAATGTGGAGTGCCATTGCCCGGGAGGATTACAACGAAGCTGCCCGCCAAATGCTCGATTCGAAGTGGCACCGACAAGTGGGCAGCCGCGCCCAGGAACTGGCAGAAATCATGCGTTCGGGCAAGGCATGAAGGTGGATCAGATGGAACACGATCACAGGCACTGGCACATCAGCAAGTCCATCAGTGTCGGTCACATCCTGACCACATTGACCGCACTGCTGGCGGCTTTTTGGTTCTTCGCTCAACAAGACACCAGGATTAGCAGCCTGGAACTCAACTATGAACACCTTCGACAGTCGCAGCTGGCAGATCAGGGCCGCACCGAGAAGAAGTTCGAGGAGCTGAAAACCGACTTGAGACTAATTAATTCAAAACTGGATCGACTTATTGAGGGCCGCAGCAATGGCAATTGATCTGGCCCTGGAAACCGCCGAGGTCTGCATGGATATGTTCGGCGAAGACATCACATTCGCAGGCCAGCCCTCCCGGGGCATTGTCGCTAACGAGTTGGTAGAGCTTGGCAGCTACGAACCGGTGGTTGAAAGCCGCCTGACCGTATCTGTCTTGCCAGACAAGGTGCCCGCCATCCGCGAGGGCCTGCCGGTGATCATCCGAGGCGAAACCTACAAGGTTGATCAGCTGATGGCCGTGAAAGACGACGCGATGACCAAAGTGGTGTTGCGATGAGCCTGAGTATCGATAAACGCCAGTTTGCCCAAGCCCGGAAGTTTATCCAGGGCACCGTGAAAGCTGCCGAGAAAGCACAGTTCCGGGCGGTGAACCGAGTGGCCTCAAAGTTCCGAACGGCAGCCAGCAAGGCTATCCGCGACCAGGTGCGCCTGCCAGCGGCCTACGTTAACGACAACCTCACCGTTACTCAAAAGGCGACGGAGCGAAACCCAGAAGCCGTCATTTCTGGCCGCAAGCGCCCCACCCGACTGGCCCGTTATGGTGCCAAGCAAATGGCACGAGCTGCTCGCGGGGCCGCGGGTGACCAGCTGCGCGGCATTCCGTCCGGCAAAAAGCAGGCTGGTGTATCCGTGGCCGTGTCCCGCAAGGGCGGGCGAAAGAAGATGCGCGGCGCTTTCCT